TCTTCAGTTTTCACTTTGATCTCCATTGTTATCTCCTATCATCTCTTTAAAAATAGCCATCAGTACATTGACCACAATGCTATCACCTGCTAAGTGATACAACGTGGTATCACTCATGTGCATTAGCTTGTCAATATCATCATCTCTAACACCTTGAAGTCTAAAGCACTCTCTTGGTGTTAGTTTTCTAATTTTCAGATCATCCAACATCCAATATGGTTGCAAATACATATCTGTAATTGTGGTGGTAGAAAAATCACTCTCATACACTCTGTTTTGTAGATACCACTGTGTATTGTTGTTGCTCTTTTTTTCACCTATACCGGCAATTACTCTAGGTTGTTTAATCACAACTCCTCTACCACCACCATCTGCACATACAATAGTTTGTGCCTTGCCTTTCTGTACCACTCCTCTATGATTTTTGGTACTTGCTGATGTAAGGTCAATTATGTCATTTTCTTCAGCTTCCTGGTATCCTTTTTTATTGGCATTTCTTATCAGTAAAATATTGCTTCTATGCCCTTTACCATATTGTGCTTGTACCGTACTTGCATTATCTGCATCTAATACTTTGTTATTATAATCATCATAAATGCCCACTACTTTATCCATACTTTATCCCTCTCATCATTTTCTCACTGAGCATGTACTTTTCATCTACATCCTTTTCAAGTAAGTCTTGCAGCTTGATCTGAAGTGGGAAAGGCTTAGGAAAGTTGTAGCAATAATCACCTCTAACTGATACCATAAAGCATCTGTTTCTTATCTGTGGTATACCATAGTCAGTAGCAATCAAATCTTGCCAGTATGATTGATAGCCCATCTGCTCTAACTCATACATCCATTTCCTAAACATTGGCATATTTTCTTGGTTGTGCACTTGAGTTACATTTTCCATGAGCAATACATGTGGTTTTATCTCCATTTCTGTAAGCAATCTGTGTACTTGCCACAATAAGCCACTTCTAGTGCCCTCTTTCATCCCACCTTGCTTACCAGCTAGTGATAAGTCTTGGCATGGAAATGAATAAGTCATGATATAAGTGTGCTCTTCATCTATCTTGTAAAATTGACCTGGTGTTTTGGAAATATCCACAGTATTTTTTGTGACTAAAATATCACTCCATATCTGCTTCAGTTTATTTTCACTCATCCTGCTGATCTGGGCAAGGGTCATTGGCTTATCCCAATCAGCAGATATACCTAGCTCAAACAGTTTCTTGGCTATCTCCTCTTTGCTTTGGTTTTCCATAAGATGTATATATTCATTTTCACATCCTGGATAGTGTAAGGCTCTATAGGCTTCTATGCTCTTATAATTCCACTCAGTGATGGCATAGTGTTCAAACTCCACACCTAGATATTTTAGAGCTAGTGCTTGTGAGCCATAACCGGCAAACAACTCTATGAGCCTTATTGGCTTGTTGATCTGATATAAAGGGTAAAGGCACTCAAATATACTTAGGTTTTCCACTTTGTAACTCCTCTTTGGTAAAAGTAATACCATCAAACCTATTATTGATTGCTCTAAGGCAGTTATCATCTTTTGCCATAAACCATAATCTCTTGGCAATATATCTTGCCTTTTCTTCAGTTACTTCTACCCACTTATTTTTCACATTTCTGTATCTAACCATCTAAAACCTCTTTTCTTTGATTTTAAGTAGTTCAACTGTTATACTGTTCTTAGGCAGAGTAAGGCAGCTCAAGGTATTCACAAATAAAGAATACCGTTGGAGAGTTACGCTACTCTGTTTTTTATTGCCCATCAAACACCTGCTCTCTAATCATATCCATGTCATTACCTTTAGGCTCACTTAGCTTAAAGTCCGGTACCTTCTTTCTTTTAGTATTTTCTTTCTTATATCCTTTACTATACTTATCTATACTGGGTATACCAGGTGGTATACCAAGCCTATAAGCGTTGTTTTCATCCAGTGACAACTGAGCCATCTGCTCTTGATATTTTGTTTCTACATACCTATCACTTCTTATGTAGTTGTTTATTTTCCAGTGTTTAATCACCACAACACCATTTTGAAATGCAAGTACAAACTTCTTTGCCAGTAGTATTTTCAGGTCATCCTCAGTAGCTGCACACTGTCTTATCACTGATTTTGGTGAGTTTACAAACCCATCATCATCAGCAACCATCCCAAGTGTGAAGTATAAGCATCTAGCACCCAAAGGCATATCCAGGAAGGCATCACTCATCACTATTGTCTTTGCAAACATCCTTCTCTCAGCCATTATCATCTACCACTGATCTGATAACTTTGATGCCATCTTTACTCATCCTAAGTTGATTGTCATTTTTGGCTTTTTTCCTCAAAGCATACTCTTTTCTCAAGTATCTTAAGGCTCTTTGGTGGTAGTTATCAGCCCTATCTAAAATAGCTTCATTGCTCTCTGCAAGTCTGTAGCCATAAGTCTTGCCCTTTTCTTTCATTGGCAGGATGGCATACTGGGCATTGCTCTTATTGATGTTTTCAATATCTTTTCTTAACTTTCTATGTGCACTTGAGTAATGCTCACTGGTGGTTTCTTCAGCTCTGTGGTATATTTCCTCTAAGTCACTCATAATCTTTGTTAGAGTGGCTTGCTGTGTTTCTAGAAAGTACTTATAGAGCACTAATGCTCTGTTATTTAATGTAATTGTCATAAATGTATCTCCAATCTCTCTTAAAGTTATTCATAAAGAAGGAAAAGCCATGCTTTTCCACTACTTTATCTTGGCAAACAGCTTTTAAATAAAGCCAGTATTTTTGCCCATCTGCTGTGTTGTGTACCCCTCTATTGCCTACATGGCACTCAGCACATAAGTAGCACCAACACCCATATTTCTCACTTATCTTTCTAAAGCTGCCTGCATATATATGATGCCTATGCAAGTTATATGTACTGCCACACCTCACACATCTATGCTCATTGCTGATAAGTGATTTACTCATTGCTCCACTCTCTCCCTATTTGAGCATCAAGTACCTTGATCTGAAGTTTCAATGCTTGGATGGCTTCCAGGTTAGCCTTGTAAATAGCTTCAGTTGCTATCTGCTTATACTTGGCATCTGCAACATCTTCTATACCTCTTGCAATGTATTGTAGGTTGCTAACCGGTCTGCCCTCTGCTTCTAGTTTTAATAATGTTTCACTGAGTTTAACCTTATAGGCTCTATCTGCTTCAGCGTAATCTGCACCAGTATACCTTAGTGATCTAACACTTTTGTTAAGCTGCTCTATAAGGTTTTCTAATTGGTTTAGTAAGTCCATCTTTTTCTCCCTTGTGGCAAGGTGTGAGGGAAAATGGGAAAGGAATAACATGGAGGTTTATAACGTGGCAATTCAATGTTGACCTCACACCCTGCCTATGAAATGCCTAAAATGGCAATTCACTCTCATATACAATGTCATCAACGGTATCAAAGGCACTGTCTTTGCTCTTAGCCTTTGCTCCAAACATCACCTTAGTTATGCTTACTTCCAGCTTTGATACTTTGTTACCTTTTGCATCCTCATAACTACTTGAGTGCAACTCACCAATAACTCCTAGCTCATCACCTTTTCTCACATAACTGCTCAGTAGCTCTGCTGTTTTACCCCATGCTGTGCAAGGTATAAAGTCAGCGTTGTCATTATCTCTGTTAACAGCAAGGGTGAGTGTTACAACACTCTTACCACTGGCTGTACTTCTTAAATCAATATCTCTTGTTACTCTGCCAATGATGATTGCATGATTTAACTTCAAAATGTATCTACCTCACTTTTCATATCTGCTTTAGCCAGATCAGCTTTTAGTTTTGTGATTAAAGCATCAATCTCTTTTAGAGATAACTTGTTATCTAACTGATCTAAACGCTTAATCTTGTATTTTTCCAAAAACTTAAGCTCTAACTGTGGCTTAGTTGCAAAGTAGTTATCTATAAACCTTCTATATGTTCTTGTGGTTACCTCATCATTGCTGTAGACTTCATCCACTCTGCCTTCAAGGCTCTCTGTTTCCGGCTCATCACCGGTTGCCACCATGAAGGTATCAGCCAAGTAGTACTTGAGTGCTCCAGTGTAAGCCTTATACAGTGCCTTATCACCTTTGTCAAAGCCTTCTCCATAAATCTGTGAAGTTTCAAACCATCCAGTGTCAATGTCATATAAGTTAAAACTCATTGTGACAAACCTGCCATTAGATTGTTTGCCCTCTACTGTAAATCTCTCAACATCCACCACAGTGCTTTGCAGCTCCAAGCCTACTTTACTAAACAACTCAGTAAATAGCCTTTTGTATCCTGCTTCACTGAAATACTTGTAGTGGTCAAAATCGTTATTTTTATCTCTAGGTAAAATGCCTTTTTCATTAAGCAGCTTTCTTACCTGGTTTTTCTTTTGCTGTAAGTGAGCAATGGCTTCTACACCAGTTATAACTTTCTCTGTCATTTAACCTTTATCCTCACTGTTGCAGATACCTTACTGCTCTTGGTGTACTCATCATAGATTGAAGGATGTTCTTTTTTGAAAGTCTTGCTGTCAAAGGTTTCTCTCTCTGTTTCACCAATGTAGGTGATGCAGATGTCATCATTTTCCAACTTATATATGCCCTTTCTTTCCATCTCTTCTTTTATAAGGCTTCTAACCTTATCTCTTATGTCACTCAATTCCTTGATCTGATTTTCAAGGAAAACTAATTGATTATTAGTCTGTACTGCTAATGTGTTTTCTTTTGTTATCAGCTCCTGCATCTTTTACCTCTCTTTCTATCTCCTCTACATGCACCAGCTTGCCATGTCTGTATACAGTCCACTTAAAAGTTGTTTTGTCATAACCTCTGCATATCTCAGCATAGCCATCAGCAAAAATAAATAGCTTCCAGGTCATCTGTTAGCCCAATAAACAGCAATGACAACTAAGAAATAAGGCAGGCACACTGATAACATAAACAGCACTGCCATAGCCTTAAGCAATAAATCTTTTGATAATTTCTTTGCCATAAAAATTGTTTTTTCCTTTCTTTTTTGTTAAAATAGTTAAGTCATAAAAATTGGTATTTCCAATAAGTTAAGTGGTCAAGCACCACTTTTCTTAATGGCATCTGCTTCAGTCCTTATAATCTTTGAGCTAATATCTAGGTACTTCAGCACTCTCTTTGTTGGTACTACTAAGGGTCTTGTGCTTCTTATTGGCTTGCCTTCATCCTTCATTTCTTTCATGATCTGATGAGCAATGAGCCTTGCATACTTGATGTTGCAATTAGCAAGCCTTGAGATGTCTTTAGGCTCTATGTAGTACTTGTTGATAATCTCAACCAGCTCAGTATAATCTGCTTTGTTATTCATAGATTTTACTTTAAGTAAATTACTACTCATTAAAAAAAGCACTGACCGGCACACCATAGTGCTTGGCTAAAAGAGCCAGTTTTTCAAAAGCCATCTTATGTGGTGCTCTCTCCCAGTTTTTAACTGTAGAAACACTAACACCAAGCAACTGAGCAATGTTTTCTTGTGATAAGCCTTTTCTAACTCTGTAGCCCTTGAGATTATTTCTCAATACTTCAATGTTTAGATTTTCCATTATAAACTCCTTTCTATAGTTTACATTTTACTTTAAGTAAATTGTGAAGTCAATAACATCTTACACTTTAAGTAGAATTATATTACACATTGTGGTAAATTATAGGTACAAAGGAAGTATTGGAGATTATGGCAAACAATTTTAGTTACAATTTAACTTATTTAAGAAAGTTAAACGGTCTTGACCAAAAAAGTATCTCTAAAATTGTGGGTAAATCAGTATCCACAGTATGTGCATGGGAAAAGGCAACTAGGCAACCACTTGTAGAAGATGTATATATTTTAGCAAAGTATTTTCATGTAGAGATGGAAGCACTTTACATGGGTGATGTAAGTGAAGCTGAGAAGGTAAGATAATGCCAGTATACAAAGACAAAACAAAGACAAAGGATGGCAGGCAGTTTTACTACACCATCCATTATGTAGATCAATACTACATGCCACATAGGATAAAATCTAAAAAGTACCTCACCAAAAAGGATGCTGAGAAGGCTGAAGCCAAAAAACTGTTAGAGTTAGATAAGCTGCCTACTGAAACAATGACTTTTAACCAAGCATCACTAATTTTTCTTGATGAAAAAAAGAAAAAACTAAAGCCAGGCTCTTACAGAGATTTTGAAAACGTATTGAGCAATGCTCTTGATGTACTGGGTGATGTACAGATAGATAAGCTAACTAATAGGCAGTATGAAGCCTTTTTAAACCATCTAGAAAGTTTTACTAGAAATGGCAAACAGATAACCAACAAATATAAAAATCGCTCTGTATCAGCCCTAAAACAACTTTTAGAGTTTACAGAGAAAAGATACAACATTACCTCATCTATACCATCCAGGTATGAGCCATTTAAAGCAGAGCAACCTAAAGAGATGAGATTTATAACTTCAGATCAACTGAGCAAACTGCTATCAGTAGTAGATGATATTGTTTATAGCTCCCTTTTCAAAACCCTCTTTTATATGGGCTTAAGAATTGGAGAAGCCAATGGCTTGCAGTGGAAGCACATAACCGGCAACACCTTATCTGTAAAGCAAACAGTAAACACTAAGATAAGAGATGCAAATGGCAACTACTTAATCACATCACCTAAAACAACTTCATCAATACGCTCTTTGCCACTTCCACAAGTCATTGCTAACAGCCTTGCTGAGTTACATGACTATTATGCTTGCAGTGATGAGTTTAGTGATGAGTGGTTTGTTTTTGGTGGTATCAAGCCCATAGCAGAAAGCACCATACAAAAGGCAAAGTATAATTACTTCAAAGCTGCTGATCTGGCTGATATAAGGTTACATGACTTTAGGCACTCTTGTGCATCTTTCCTAATAAACAATGGAGCATCACCCCTGCTAGTCAGCAAGTGGTTAGGGCACTCTAATGTGGCTATGACTTTAAACAGATACTCTCATTTATATAAGAGTGAGCTATGGGAAATAGTAAAGGAAATAGACAAAAACTGTACCTAAAACTGTACCTAAACCACATAAATATAAGAAAAACCCTTATTTTCAAGGGTTTTTTGTTTACTTGGTGGAGAATATGGGCAACAACCATTGATGGAAATAGGTGAAAACAAGCAAAAACACAGAGAAAAACAGTAGTTATACTAGGAAAAATGGGTAAAATTAGGGCAACTTTAACGCTCCTAAACTGTACCTAAAACTAAACTGTACCTAAAGTGTACCTAACAAAAAAATGCCAGGGCTTTCACCTGGCTGCTTTTTATAGAAGGAGATACCCATAACGGTCTTATTTTGTTGCTATGTCACTTAAGGCATGCTGTAATTCATCTCTGCTTGCTTTCAATCTATCTATGCCATTGCCATCAATCATGTGGTTAGTAATTGCCTGCAAGCCATTGAGTATTGCTTTATCTATTTCTGCATGCCTATCTGCCTTTTCTTTTAAGCTCTTTATGTCATCCTTATTTTTCTTTACATCATCCAGTGGTGTTTTTGCTATTTTCCATAGCCCATAAATAGCCACTAAACCACTGGCAATAGAAACAAGGGTACTAAACTCTGTTGACAACTGCATAGTACTTAGCCTTCTACTTCTTCATCCATCTTTTCTTGCTTGGCTTTTTCATATTCCTTTTTGCTCATGCCAATACACAGAGCTAGAAACATGCCAAAACCACCAATGCTTGTGCCAATCTCTAAGCCATAAGGCAGCTTCCAGGTGGTTGCTAACAAACACCAAAAAAACTCAATGGCAGGTATAATATTGATTGCAATACTCTTAACTGCATCATAAAACTCATTACTCCATTTAAACATTGATCTAACCCCCTTAACTGATTGTCAATACATGGGTGCTACCATCTTGAGATACTGTTGGCACAGTAGCATTACCAGTAATAAGTGAGCCATTTACATAAGCCTTATAACCACTGATGATATTAGATGCTGAAGCTGCACTGCTTGAAATGGTAGTATCTACAACCATGCTTGAGCCACTTACACCAAGTATAGTTGCACCACTCTTAATGTTGCTTGAGATGATTTTGTTTTGCTCTGTGGTTGAAATAGAAACAGTACCACCACTGGTATATCCAGCTGGTATTGATACTGTGCCTGCCTTTGTGCTGATAGTGCCACTGGTGCTACCATTATTTGCCATAGAGCCATTGACTAAGCCACCACTG